CCTGGATCACTACTTTCTAGTACGACATCCAGAAGTTCCTTGCATACTTCACGAACGAACACTGTGTTGTCACGACGCACAACCTGGAGTCCCTTGATGTCGATGTAGTCCATATTCATCTCACCCTCTTTGTCCCTGGTCCATAGCTTGGCAGCGTAACGCTTCTTACTGTACAGAAAGTACGGACAATACACCTTCTCGAGTTCGAGATTGTTGGGTTTCTTGAACAGGGCCGTACACTCTTCGGCAGCCTTTTCGCCCAGATCCCAACTGTATTCAATCGCTTCCATTCCCGTTCGACCACCAACATCAAACTCGACCATTACTGAATCCGTATCCCCATATCTCACCTTCGCACCCGGGAAGTTCTTCTCCACGTACTCCTTCGTCTCTTCGATCATACTACGCCCCTTGAAGGTTGTCGTCGAGGCGATCGGTACACATGGAAGGATGCCTTTACCAGCACCAGTGAATCCGTAGATCGAGTTCATGCTCACCTTGTAGGCAAGCTGTTTACCATTGTAGACCTCCTTCATGAACCCCGTCGCAGCAGCCATATCCTTCTTTGCCTGTTTCCTAAACTGTTTAAGTTCTGCCAGAATACTCGGAAGGAGACTGGGTACATCCTGTGCAAACTTGTAGGTGCCACCATTCAATTCAAACGTTTCATAATTAACACCGGGGATGTTCCCATAACGCCTTTCATCCATGACGAACGTCGAATAACATAGATTGTGGGCCATCATGATCGAAGGGTACAGACCTTCGAAATCCAGTGCCGTGATTGGTGTATAGTATGCACCACCCTGAGCTTCTAAAACGGTCGCACCTTCATAGGGTTCAGGTGGGATAGCCCCGTAGCGAATCGTGGGGACCATGAAACCCAATTCCCGAGCCTTCTTGGTCAGCTGACTAAAAACCTTAATCTGCTGTCCACGTTCCACGAGGAATGAGATGGGGACCCATGTAGCCTTCGCCATCTCCAGGAGGTTCAGAAGTGTACAAAGGCGTTTCATGAGGCGATGTGGTAGCAGTGTATCCTTGATACAGTATTCGGCAACTTCTCGGAGTTTGACGGGGTCACCTTCAACGAAGCGAGCAAACATCTCCTTGGGAGGCATATCAATCTTCTGATCACCCAGGTAGAGTTTCGAAACGTTGTCTAGCTTATAGCTATCAAGTTTGTAGCCCTTCTTGACTTCGTGGAACAGGTCGAAGATGAATCGTCCAGTCATGGGAAGAAGCTTCAACATGTTATCACCCAAAGCACTCGACGATAGACGTTTGTAGACCATTTCTGAATCGACATTCTTCAACTTCCCAAGGTTGTAGAAAGAGTGGCTACACCCAACCTTTGCAGCTCGTTTGTAGATGTATTCAAGATCGAACCCGAAGATGTTCCAACCCGTCATGATATCGATATCCTGCTTGATGATGTAGTCTCTGAATGCTTCAAGCATTTCCCGTTCTGTATCATAACTGATGATCGTAGAACCTTCCAGGTTTGGGTCGGTTTTTTTGAAACATAGACACGTTTTGTCATAGGGTTCATCCGATCCAAGTTTACAAAGAGTCAAGGCAATCTGAAAACAGGCATCACCATCTATGTCCGCATCAGGAAACTTTCCAGTAGAACTATTCGACTCAATATCAAAGGATGCCACGACGAAGGGTGCCACGTCATCACGTTTGACAGGTGTGAGTGTTTCCCAGTTGTTACAGAACAGGTCAATGTTGACATGTGCAAGATTGGATCGAACACATTCACTACCAGTATCCAACCACCCCGTGGATTGAATGCCTGTTCGATGCATCATACGAAGCATGGGATCAAGATTGGATTCATACACCTTCAGGGGAAATGGACCACTCGAGAGGTTGAGAGGTTTTTTCAGGAAGTAGTCAGTCGTTCGCCGCTTCTTCAGATTGGAAAATGTGATACGCATGAACAAGAATTTTTGATTATTTTGAAAACCCCAGATATCCTTCGATTCAACGACGGTGTACCCGGTGCACATGTCTTTGATGTGAGCATAGATTTCGCGGGCATACTTGATATCAGGGAGCTTGATGTAAAAGTATGGTTCAAAGGTAGTAGTTACACACACAGACTTCCCATCCTCTGTCTTACCAAAGATACTAATCAAGTGATCCTCATCTTCGTCACGTGCTTCCCATGTGAGTGCCTGAAATACAACCATCCTTCCTTATGTACACTTCGAGCCAAAATTTTAATATCGTTTACTAGTAAATGTCAGCCGCTTTGATTGACCTCGTGTCCAAGGGTGCCCAGGATGTCTACATCACTGGCCAACCCGAAGTCAGTTTTTTCCGCCAGAACTACAAGCGTCATACGAACTTCTCCATCAAGCCTGAGCGTATCGATTACATCGGTTCGTTCAGTTCGGGTGCCGAAGTGACCATCCCCATCAAGTCCAAGGGTGATCTTTTGAGCTACGTATGGATCGAAGCCCCTGGCATCGCCGCCACGGGTTCGAACACGACGGGTCTTTTCTCCAAGGATTCCAACCCAACTGAGTTCCTTCTCTATGTGGGTGGTCAGCAGGTCTGCCGCCTCGATTCCCTCTACGTCCAGGGTGTTCACAACGTACTCTACAACGAAACACAGGCTCGTGCGTCGACGGCTGTGTCTACAGCTGAGATTAAGGAGAATGCGAAGAATGCCGCGGGTACCGCTGATCACTTCGTGATTCCCTTCTTCTTCAGTCAGGACTGGACCAAGTCCCTTCCTCTTGTTGCCATGCAGTACCACGACGTTGAGATCCGCATCAAGTGCCGTGACGGTACCTTTTCGTCAACCCCTAAGGTGTATGCGATGTATGCCTACCTCGACACCGATGAGCGTAAGTTTTTCACGGACAACGAGCATGAGATTCTCATGACACAGACACAGTACCAGATGGTTGGTTCGACGGACACCGACATCGATCTCACGTATTTCAACCACCCTACGAGTGCTCTTCACCTCGTGTCGTCTAACGTGGGTGCGACGTGGGATACGGCGTATGCTTTCGACGATGCCACCTTGTACATCAACGGTACACCTCTCTCCGAGAACATGTCCAAGGATTATCATCATAACGTGGTTCCCAAGATGCATTGTCAGGCTCTCCCCGACGATCTCCTCGAGACTGCTCCCGTGTACACGTGGCCATTCTGCCTCAACGTCGGCAAGTCTCAGCCTTCCGGTTCCTTGAACTTCTCTCGCATCGATACGGCGAAGGTGACACTCCGGAATGTTTCTGGTGGTAACATGTACCAGCGTATGTACGCAGTCAACTATAACATCCTTCGTATCAAGAATGGTATGGCCGGTGTTGCGTTCGGTAATTAATTTGTAGTTATATTTAAAAGTCATGAATGCTCGCAAGGAGTTCGATAAGATGTCGGTGGGGCCCACCCCCTACATGGACGCGAAGGGTCGCCGTATAAAAATGTCAGGAAGAGGTGCTCTTTACACAGAAAATTCAAAGGGGAATAGGACATACAACCCCACAGCGGCCTTTATAAAGCCAGTTTCGGGTAACGGTAATAGGGTGAACATCAACAACAAAAATGTTATGACTGTCCCCAAGAATATCCGCCCTTTCACATTTAACAATAACAGTTTAGTACATTGTCGGGCGTGTGGTAAGACATATGATGGGTTTGCACAATGTTGTTATGAAATGAATCACGTACGCGTACCCAAACGCAATTAATTCCAGTTGTCAATCAAAGTTTTAGTTTTTTCGAACATCTTCTTCCCGTGGAAGGTGTTGTTCTTCTCCCCCTCCCAAATTGTGAGTCGGTCTTCAAGGAACTCCTTGAACTTGTCCGAGTCACAGTTAGACTTGTATCGAACCTTTTCATTCTTAAGTGCCTGCTCCATAGCAGCTATACGACCATCCATTGAACGCTTAGCAAGCTGATCAGGAGTGATACGAGTGGACACATCAGTGGTTTTCTTGTTCATATATAACATGGACGACTCTACACTTTATACCATTTTGTACTATTGTCGTTCATGTCGGAAAACATATGATGGCACCGCTCAGTGCTGCTTTGAGATGGATCACACCAAAGTTAAAATCCCCACAAATACTAAATGATACCCCTTCTCATAGCTGGTGCACTCACTGGCGCACTCGCGTATACGTTCATGGGGCAGAACCTCGTGTCATCCTCCGAGGCCAAACGACTCATCAAGGAGGGTAAGATAAAGAAGGTCATCGATGTTCGTACAATCACAGAATATCGTGCAGGACACTATCCAAAGGCACTCCACATCCCCGTTAATAAGATTAACGAAAAGACCACGACGGAACTTCCCAGGAAGGGTTTACTCGTCTACTGCAACACTGGGCAGCGGGCCAGATTTGCAGCAGAGACATTGGAGGAACTCGGGTTCGAAGATGTCTACTACATCGCTGGACATTACTCGAGTTTACTTTAGTTTGACACCCAGAACCCTTCTCAACTTCTGAAGGATGGCAGGGTCTGGTATGGCTCGACCCGATTCGTAGGAACCAATGACACTCACATTCACGCCGACTGCGATTGCTAAATCTTTTTGTGTTTTGAAACCTTTAGCAATACGCCCCTGTTGAATCATCTTGGCCATGGAAAGTGTCACCTTCTTATGGGTACCGATCTCCTCATCTTCCAATTTTTGCTCCTTAGTACGTTCATAGTGCTTGGGTGGGGGTCTGACAGTTTTTCCATGAATGACAACCGGAGTCCAGTCCTGGTGACTCATCTGTTTAGATATAGCGTTTCGTTTTTAAGATTCTTTCCAAGCGTTCTCTTTCTCTTTGCATAAATATCGTAACCTGGTCAATTTTACCCTCTAATGTCACTTGACCATGTTGCTTCATCATGGAAACGTTTCTGACGCGTGTCAATTCAATCCATGACATTTTGGACTCGGGTGTCTTGCTATGATGTAAAGCTAATACAGCAGCATCTCGTTTGACGTCTCTAGGAAGTCCCTGTCCTTCATAACAGATGACAACATGTGACCCCGGGTAACCACTTGCATGCATCCACCAGTGTTGGGGATCACTCATGTTTGTGAGATGATCATTTTCTTTTGCATTCTGTCCAACTCTAACAACTATATTACCTGAGGCAGTATATTCCAACATCTCTTATATAAAAATTTAATCCTTATATTTATATATGGATCTCGTTCCTGTAAAACTCCTTAAAAATCAGGGTGTCAAAAAGAAGATTTTAAAAATGATGAAAGATAATCCGAGTATTGATAAGACGGATTATCTCGAAAGTCGTATAGAGACGAACACGGTTGCAAAAAAACTCATGGCTATCGAAAACGCTTCTGAACTTGCCAAACGTTTCTTATTCAAGGGTGATACATTCGACGCAATAGGAGAAGCCATTAAACTGGAATCACAGCAAAATTTCGATTTTTCCTGTAAACTGAATCATAGACGAACGAATGGTGTCGAATATATCCATCTCGAAAAGCACTACCCCGATACCGGCGAAGGTCACTTCGCACTCGCGAAAGTGAATCACAACAATAAAATCATAGAACTCTATGATTCAATGGGTAGTAAAAACCCTGAATTCAAGAAGGATTTACAGGAACGATTCCCGGAATATAAAAGGTTCTATAAGGGTCTACCCCTCCAACCTTCTGGTGGGATCGTATATAATACACCTACCGAATTTAACCAGAAAGCTAAGATTCGCTTCAAAACCAACGAAATGCTCATGAAGTCCTTTGAAATATCACAGTACGATGAATTATCTCAACACCATTTCTGTTACATAGAAGCGTTCGTCATGCTCATGCACAAAACACTCGGTACACCCATCGGACCTAAAGATCCACGTAACCGTCTTCCATTCCTTAAAAAGGTCATATGGGGTCTGGTTCATAAATTCACACCGATGTCTGAGCGAAAGGGGCCTGAATGGGAATATTTTGTCACAAACTTCAAATACTACATGGTCGTCACGGATGAAAAAAATAAGCGTCTCAAGCTCCAAAACATAGCTCAAGTGGCACCCAATGGAATACGTAGAAAGGTCCTATCAATTCGACTTCCTTCGAATATAACGAGTAAAACATCACTCAAAGAAATTGTCACGGTACAGTAAATGCACGTCGTTCTTAAACCCAGTCCATCTGTTGCACATAAATATCGCGTCATCCTACCAAGTAAAAGAGCCATCGATTTCGGTCAGAAGGGTGTCCAATATTACACTGATCATGGTGACGCCCGTCTCATGCGTGCACACCTTATTAGGAAAGGAGCTGTCATTCCTAAGAAGTTGCGGGTAGAGACAAATCACCATGAAATTCATCGGGGTATGTTGTCTATAGATGAAAGTGAGAAGGAAGATTGGGAAGACTTTTTCAGGGCAGAGTATTGGGAACGGTGGATGCTCCTGTCCTACCCCGATGTCAATAAGGCCAAACTCTACATGACAATGACCAAAGGTGTCCTCTTCATGCCTCAATCAGAAGACTTTTGGTACTGTGACAATAAAAATATAGATAGAATATAATGAGTTGTATCGTCGGACAATCGAAACGCGAAAACAATGTTGAAATAGAACCCATGGGATGTAGACCAGTTAGTCCCGATGTGTGCAAATCTGGCTTCATGGCCCCGAGTGAGAATATAACGAAACCCAAGAAATCTTTGGATCAGTGCTGCAAATGCCAACCTGATAAAACATGCTCTTTCTGTATCGACCCATCTAAGTGTACAGACGAGGAGATTGAACGATACGTGGCGGATGAAGATGATGAATGTTTTTCTGATGACACGGAACTGTACGAACCGGTTCCACCAGAAGAACCCATGGAAGAATTCATCCCCGAAACGAAAGAAGCTGAGGAGAATGCTAATGTCTTATACTACATTTTAGCCGGGGGTATATGCATGTTTTTCATTGCACTTCTTTCACTGACCCGTTGATCCGAAACCACCCGAACCACGGCCAGTATCTTCTACGATATTGATCTCAGTGATAGGCGGTGTCTCACACTTCTCAAGAACGAGCTGAGCGATGCGATCACCCTTCTTAACCTCAAAGTCTTTGTCCCCATGATTGAAGAGAACGACTTTGACTTCACCCGTATAGTCTGGATCAATGACACCAGCCCCAACCTGGATACCATGCTTGACGGCGAGTCCGGATCGTGGTGCGACGCGTCCATATACTCCAGATGGGAGAACAACTGTGATCCCCGTGGAGACAAGCCCTCTTTCCGACGCACGAATAACACAGTCCATATTGCTGTAGAGGTCATAACCCACAGAACCATCGGAACCACGAGTAGGAATAATAGAATCATAGGACAGTTTCTTGACCCCAAGGGACATTGTATTTTATAAACGACACTTCTCCTTATATTCCTTCACGAGGATTAGTTTCGCTTCAGGTAAACCCTTATTTGGTGGGTATTTACAAAAGTTTTTACAACGACAATGTTTCGTCTTTGAGAAGCACTCCTTCTTGGTGGCATAACATCGCAATGGTAAGTAGATATCCTTCGACATGTAACGCAAAATCCGATCGATGAATATCATTATTTGATTATAATTTCTACCTTTTAATTAGATGAATCACTGTCTCGTATTCGGAGCCCGGGGCCATCTGGCACA